GCAGGACAGTGGGGCATTCCCTTACCCGGATTCGGTTCTTTTGTGTTCAGTTTTCTCTTTCCCGGATTGCCTTCCAGCTTTTTTACCGCTGTAGGCTTCGGCTTTCTACCAGCCATAGAGCATCGCCCTCCTTCCTTCCAAATTTCACTTTTCATTTCGCGATTTTGCACGCGTGACCCCCGCGCCGTTCCCTGGGAGCCATACGTATAGAGATTTGCACCGCCCCTACCCGCGATGGTTTCCCCAATAGTCCCCTCTCTTCGCGTGTATGGTTGAGTGACACGACTTGCACAGCGCGATCAGATTGCTACGATCATGCGTGCCACCTTCACTCAACGGCTTCTTATGGTGTATCTCTTCAGTAGGCACGATAATTCCACGTTCAAAACAAAGCTCACAGAAGGGATGCTCCGCAGCATACTTGTCACGGATCCGCTTCCATGCACGGCCGTATCGTCGCTTTGTTTCCTTATCTCTGCCATACTTCTCATAGTTACTGTTGACCTGTTGCTGATGCTCCGGACAGTACCGTCCATCTGTAAGATTCGGACAGCCCGGATAACTGCACGGTCGTTTTGGTTTCATCGGCATAAAAATCATCTCCAACACAAAAGCCGCTGCAGGTTTTCCCACAACGGCTCTCTCATCTTTCGCTTTTGCCATCTTAACATTATCACAGAGGCTTACTGTATCGAACTTGATTTTACTGTATTGTTTCCGGAATCTTTATTTCATCCAGCGCATTCCTGTGAAGGCGGAAAACATTGTCGATACCATAACCAAGCTCGATAGCAATTTCCTCCCAGCGCATATAGGACAGATATCTCAGTTCCAATACTGTCTGTAGCTCCGTACTCTCCACGGCTTTAATCCTGCCGATGATATCCTTCTTAAGCTCCACCAGTTGGATCATGTCCTGGTTGATTTCGGATTCCAAGTCGATGATCTTACAGATACAATCCTCCATTCTGGAATGACCTCTGTTCGGATTCTTCGGCATATCCGAATACGTCACCGTCGCTTTCGTTGCCAGATCATGAAGTTCCTCTATCTGCCCCAGCTTGCTCTCTATCCTCTGGTTCAGCCCAAAGGCCTGTGATAAGTATTTCTTCGCTGCTGTCTGATGCTTATTCATAAGCTACCTCCGATTGGATTTATTTTTCTTCCCTCGGATTGACTCTGATTGTCTCACTTCATCCTGGAGCCTTCGGATCAGGTATTCCCCGTCCACACTTGTCAGCTGACTGTACCAGCCGGAACGGAAAAATTTCTCGATCTCCAAAGCCTCATTTATGGCATCCCGATTCTTCGGATACGCTTTTATCTTCTTCAATGCCAACCTGTAATCGGTGACCGCCTGAAGAATAATTGCATTGGCAAGTCTCTCATACGGATCCTCTGCCAGATTCTTATTTCCTGCCATAGGCACTCACCTCAGCTTTAACCGCATCGATCAGTCTGGCCTGAGTGTCACCCTTATGCGACAAAGCTTTCATGATCCGTTCATCGATGGTATCCGCAGTCAGGATATGCTGCACCACGACCGTCCCGGATTCCTGCCCCTGTCTCCAAAGCCTTGCGACCGTCTGCTGATATAGTTCAAGGCTCCATATCATTCCGAACCACACAATCGTATTGCCGCCGCTCTGAAGATTCAGTCCGTGTCCTGCAGAAGCCGGATGAATAAGTCCTACTTCCAGTCCTCCCGCATTCCACTCCTGTATAGATGCATCCGAATCAAGCTTTCCGTAATGAACACCCAGCGCATCAAGCCTCTCGATGATCCTTGCTAGATCATGCTTGTACCAGTATGCCACCAGAAGACTCTTGCCGTTTGCCGCCTCGATCAGATCTTCCAAAGCATCCAGCTTCCTATCATGGATATGCTCGATACCACCGGCATCGGAATAAACAGCTCCGTTTGCCATCTGTGTCAGCTTTCCGGATAAAGTAGCCGCATTTGCAGCCGTGACTTCTCCGCCCGGAAGATTAATCACCAGATCGCTTGCCATCGACTCATACTTTTCACGTTCATCTTCATCCAGGTACACAAGGTACTCCGAATTGATCAGCTCCGGCATCTGCAGGTGGTCGGTTCCCTTCATGGAAATCGTAATATCGAAAATCTTGTCGTAGATCCTCTTATCTGCTCCCTTCCTGAGCCTGTAGCTGTAAACAATCGGGCCATTCACTTGATCCGGCACAAAATACTCGACTCTGTACTGACTGATAAACCGTCCAAGGCGTTCACCCATATCCAGAACCTTATATTCCGCAAACAGATCCATCAATCCGTTACTGGAAGGCGTACCGGTTAGACCCACGACTCTTTTCACTCTCGGTCTTACCCTCATGAAAGCCTTGAACCTCTTTGCCTGCCAGTTCTTAAAGGATGACAACTCATCGATCACCACCATGTCATAGTCAAACGGCAAGCCGCTCTTCTCAATCAGCCAGGGCACGTTCTCTCTGTTGATAATGTAAATATCAGCATCCGCCTGAAGTGCTTTCATCCTCTCCGCTGCCGTACCGACTGCTATGGAATACCGAAGTCCGTTCAGGTGATCCCATTTCCCGATCTCCGCAGACCAAGTATTCTTCGCAACTCTCAGAGGCGCTATGATCAGAACCTTTGTCACCTCGAAACTGTCATACATCAGCTCATTCAAAGCAGTAAGCACGATACTTGTCTTTCCCATGCCCATGTCCAGCAGTATTGCTGCTATCGGATGTTCCTTTATGAAATTGATCGCATATTTCTGATATTCATGTGGATTGTATTTCATCCAGAATTCCTCCAATCTGTTCCGCTCCATCCAGAATGTAGGTGCGGAACCCTAATCTCTCTAAAAGCCGGTGCCGTGATACCTGCAGCGGTCTCGGTTTCTCTCCGGGAGCTTTTACCTCCACCAATCCGAAATGCCTGCCCGGCAGGAAGACTAATCGGTCGGGCATCCCATCAAATCCGGGTGACACCCACTTTGGACATATCCCGCCGCGCCTTTTCACTTCGGCGACCAACTTTTGCTCTATGGTTTTTTCACGCATCGCAAACCTCCGTCAAAGATTTCAGGTGTGCAGGTCGTGAAAGTCATCCCGTAAACTCCCTATAAGGCATTTTTCAAAAACCTCTCTATAGGTCTTTTAGTAGTAGACCTTCACGACCTGCACAAATGGCTTAAAACCTGCATTCCTGAAAATCTCATAATCTGAAAACAGTTATGAAACTGACCTGCATGAACTGCACATCAGTCCAGAAAGTCCTGTCCGTCCTTCAAGCTCAGCCCGTGAACCATGATTCCGGAACGTGTCTTCTTTCTCACAAAACCTGCCTTCTCGATTGCTGAATAGAAGTCTGTTGTGCTTCTGGTAAACTCACCATTCTGCAAGCAATATGCCCTGTATGCCTGGTACAGTTCCCCGGACTTCTCCGTCGCTGCCTTATCAATCTCACAGCAATCAGCCAGGAAATGTCCCATCCAGTCGTTATCCTCGCGGTATGCTTCTATGGCATCCTCCACGACCTTCGGGATCTTCACTTTGAAGTCCATGTCATATGCCTTCCTCGCACCATCGATGATCCAGCTCATAATGAAGGACCCGGCGTGCTCGTAAAGATAATCCGCATAATTCTTGATATCACTGTCGCCGGTGATCTTCGCATTGAAGGGAATAACAATCAGCCTTCTCCAAATGCCATCATCATTGGCACCGACCTTCGGCAGGTGATTCGTGTATAACACCAGCGTATGCGAAGGAACAAAATGGAACGGCGCTTTATACTTCTTCTCCGCCTGAATCTCATCCGTGGAACAAAGCTGCTTTACCGTAGCCGTATTCAAGCGCATTCCCTCTTCCATCTCGGAGGATATGATGAGTCTGCTGCCTTTCAGTTCCGCCATCTCGGGCTTAATATTTCTCTTGCAGTTCATGGTTAGTGCTTCAGCTGAAAGCTTCCCGGCATAATCTCCCATCACGCGAAAGATCGTGTTCCAGAAGGTGGATTTACCGTTCGCGCCGCCTCCGTAGGCAATGATCATGAACTCCTGATAAACCTTGCCGATCGCGGCCATACCGACTACCAGCTGTACATACTCGATCAGCTCCTGATCACCACAGAAAAACAGTTCCAAAGCATCAAGCCACAGCTTCTTATCCCCGTCGCCCGGCGCACAGGTTGTAATCTTTGTGATCAGATCCCTCGGATCATGCGGCTGTTCACCGTCCAGACCTTTTCTCAGGTCATATGTGGCATATGGCGTATTGATAAGGAACTCATTCTTATCCAGGTCATTTACATCGATACCGATCATCGGCTTTGCCGCATTCCCCGTCGAAACGATGTACTTATAATCACGACGCTTAAGTACAAACTTCAGGTAGGTCTCCGCTGCCATCAGTGCATATAAAAGTGGCATCTGATCCGGTGTAACTTCCTTCGCAACAGCCTTAGACCCACTCTTCACTATCGGTTCCGGAATACCGGCATCAACAAGTGCCTTCTCAGCATCTTCCTTATCCTGCTGAGCATCCACCAGCTGCAGGTCAAGGAACTCTTCAATCGCCCCAATAGCAAGCTGCACATCTTCAATCCAGCGTTCGCCGTCATACCTGAGATAATCCGTTGCCGCAGAGAACCTGAGCTCCGAACCGTATTCCTGCACCAGCACCTTCGCCTCTCCGATATCCGAATAGTCGTCCGGTTTCAAGGAAGCATCACTGAAATCCGCATTGTACTGATCCGGTGGTACATACCCGTCTGAAGAAGAAATCTTCTTATTGAAGAACCTCACGGCACTGTTCCATATGGTGTTCAACTCTGTCTCCGGCAGTGGCGGATCACATTTCTCCGCATGTTCCATGAACGCCACATGCGCTTTTTCTGTATTCCCGTATCTCTTAAGGATCCTGGAAGCGAAGCGGCTCATGGTGTTGTTACGGCTACCCTGAAGGATCGGTCCTGAACTTATACCATCCTGCTTCTCAGGTTCGTCCGTCTCCACGATTGGACTGATTTCTTCATCGATCGTCATCCAACCTTCATGCCAGATCACTTCTCCGGTATCCGCACCGAAGATGAATCTTGCCGCATCCAGCGCATTATCGTCGAAAAACGTGTACTGCTTCTGAATGCCGATCTTCAGACCGGCATATACCTTCTCATCTGTAATCTCTTCAATCTGGAAATAAACATGGAACCTCGGTCTCTCGGACTTGCCGTCCTTCACCTTCATGTGGTTACGGCTGAACGCTATTGCATAGGAAAAATCTCCGAACAGTTCTTCCATCTTCTCCGGCGTGATCCATTCTTCCGGATCCTCAGAGTGATCGTTGTCACAGTCCATAACCGCCACATTGGAACGGATGAAGTTTTCCTTGCTGCGGTAGTTCTTCTTATATTCACCGCACACATGATCCTTCTTAATGGCTTCTTGTAGCTCCGCCGCGTCCCCTGCTTCCACCCTATTCGGGTACAGGCAGTTCTTCGCGTCTGAGACCACATTGGCCGTCTGCAAAACTAATCGCATTGCTATACCTCGCTTTCTAAAAAGTGTGAAGACATACTTCTTCCAGCTTGGTAAGGACAGTTTTCCCCTGATTGACCGGAATCCTGTCTCTGTTTTTTTTTTTTTGCTTCCTTTTATATGCAAATCACGCCCTTTTCTTTTTTCAAATTCATCCGGTCATTCCCTGACCAACTGTCCATACATAGCTGGGAAGACAGGAACGAATCTCCACAGAAAAAAATTCAAGGCTTCCGGTCAAATCCCAATCAACTGTCCTTACATAGCTGGAAAGAGATAACTCTTTCGGAAACGGAGGTGCTGCAGATGCAGAAAGAAACCATTGAAAAAGCCGCCGGGCTCGAAGCTGAAGATGCAGAACTTATTGATGTTCTTATCGCAATCAGCGTCGTAGCTAAGCGGCTTGCAAGAAAACTACAAAATGAAAAGAAGGGAGAAAGTCAAGATGAGCAAAATGAGTGAACTCTCTGCCATGATCGACAACCTGATCAGCTGCGGAGAAACCCTGGCTGAGACCGGCAGAGCTTTAAAGGAATTCTATTCCGGAACAGACGAAGCCCCGGCCAAGGCTGAGAAGAAGTCAAAGAAAGAAGCCCCTGCTCCAAAGGAAGAACCTGTACCTAAGCAGTATTCCAAGGAAGATGTCAGAGGCATCCTGGCAAAGAAGGCAAACGAAGCAGATGGCCGCTTCAAGGCAGATGTCAAAGCGATCGTTCAGAAGTATGGCAACGGAGGCAGCCTTACCGATGTGGATCCGAAGGACTACGCGGCACTTGTCACAGAGGTGGTAGGATTGACCGATGCCTAAGCACGCATTTCTTTCCGCCTCCGCAAGCCACAGATGGCTCGCCTGCCCGCCAAGCGCAAAACTATGTGCCGGTATCAATGACAGCGGCAGTCCTTACGCACAGCAAGGCACGGATGCCCACGCCCTCTGCGAATACAAGGTTGAGAAGCTGCTTGGAAGAAACACAGAAGATCCCACGGAGAACCTGACCTACTTTGATACGGAAATGGCTGACTCCACCGACGAATATGCTTCATACGTCATGGAGCAGGTCGAAGCGGCAAAGCAGCATTGCTCCGATCCGCTGATCCTTATAGAGGAAAGACTGGACTTCTCAAAGTGGGTACCGGAAGGCTTCGGAACCGGCGACTGTGTGATTATCGCGGACGATGTACTACACATCATCGACTTCAAATATGGACTCGGTGTCCTGGTGGAAGCTGATGATAATCCGCAGATGATGTGTTACGCCCTCGGTGCCCTGGATACCTATGACGGAATCTATGACATTGAGACCATCCGGCTCACTATCTTCCAGCCCCGCAGAGATAACGTCAGCACCTATGAGATCAGCAAAAAGAAGCTGATGAAGTGGGCTGAGAATGTCCTGAAGCCTACCGCAGAGCTTGCCTACAACGGTGAAGGAGAATTCCACGCCGGTGACCACTGCCAGTTCTGCAAGGCAAAGGCAACATGCCGCAAGCGTGCCGAACACAATCTGGAACTCGCACAGTATGACTTTGAGATGCCGCCCGAACTGGATGAAACAGAAGTAGCTGCCATCCTTCCTCGGATTGATGATCTGGTAGCCTGGGCGAATGACATCAAGGAATATGCGCTTCAGCAGGCACTCTCCGGCATCGAATATTCCGGTTTCAAAATAGTGGAAGGCAAATCGAACCGCAAGTTCACGGATGAGAATGCAGTTGCAGCTGTCGTGACTGAAGCAGGCTTCGATCCTTACGAAAAGAAGCTTCTGGGAATCACAGCAATGACCTCTCTTCTCGGAAAGAAGAGGTTCAACGAACTCCTGAGCGGCATGATCACAAAGCCGCCGGGCAAACCAGCACTTGTGCCGGAATCAGATAAACGACCGGCCATGAATACAGCACAGCAAGACTTTAGCGAAGAATAATAGGAGGAAAAAGCTATGTCAAACAAAGTAACAATCCCTACCAAGGTAATCACAGGAGTCAACACCAGATGGAGCTATGCAAATGTCTGGGATCCTAAGAGCATCAACGGCGGAGCACCGAAGTACAGTGTCTCCCTGATCATCCCGAAATCCGATACCGCAACCATCAGCAAGATCAATGCGGCAATCCAGGCGGCCTATGAGGAAGGCCAGAGCAAGCTGAAGGGCAACGGAAAGTCCGTTCCTCCCCTCACTGCCATCAAGACACCTCTCCGTGACGGCGATCTGGAAAGACCGGATGATGAGGCTTACAAGAACAGCTACTTCATCAATGCCAACAGCGCAACGGCTCCCGGCATCGTAGACGCAGACAGACAGCCGATTCTTGAACGCTCCGAAGTATATTCCGGCGTTTATGGCAGAGCATCCATCAACCTCTACGCCTTCAACAGCAACGGCAACAAGGGTATCGCCTGCGGTCTGAACAACCTTCAGAAGATCCGCGACGGTGAACCTCTCGGAGGCAAGTCCAGAGCTGAGGATGACTTCGCAACAGAGGACGATGAGGATGATTTCCTCGATTAACCTGACAACCATAGCAGGTGGCGGCATAACCGCCGCTGCCTGCGAAAATCTAAGAAAGAATGAGGTGCATATCATGGAACTTGCAAACAACGTAGTAACTTTAATCGGTAACATTTTCAGCTGTGCTCTTATCCTTACCTTCCTGATCGGACTGATCTACGGAATCCGTTTCATGCTTCAGATCAAGCAGCAGGAAAAGGAAGAATATGAACGCAAGAAAAAGAAAGATGAGCTTGATTACAAGGAATCTGAACTCCGTTATCAGAAGCTCTTTGAAGACAAGCGATAACCTGCAAGGGTAGCGGCAATCCTACTGCTGCCGCCCTTCTTTTCACAGGAGGCAATGATGATAAAAGAAATGTCAATCGACCTGGAGACTTACAGCGACGTTGATATCTCCAAGTGCGGAGCATACAAGTACGCTGAGTCTGATAATTTTGAGATACTGCTCTTCGGAGTCTCTGTGGACGATGCCCCGGTCATGGTATATGACCTTGCCTGCGGCGATACTATTCCGGAAGAGATCCTTGCAGCACTATCTGATGAAAATGTAATAAAGTGGGCTTTCAATGCGTCCTTTGAACGCATCTGTCTGTCCAATTGGCTGAAGAAAAACTATCCTGAGCATTTTACCGGTTACAGTATCCCAGAAGATCCTGCCGGAAAATATCTGGATCCAACATCATGGAAATGCACAATGATCTGGTCTGCCTATATGGGCCTGCCGCTCTCACTGGAAGGAGTCGGTGCCGTATTAAAGCTTCAGGATCAGAAGCTGAAAGAGGGTAAAGATCTGATCCGCTATTTCTGTACTCCCTGCAAGCCCACCAAAGCAAACGGCGGTCGCACACGTAACCTTCCGGAGCACGATCCGGAAAAATGGGAACGCTTTAAGTTCTATAATCAGCGTGATGTGGAAGTGGAAATGGCGATACAGAAAAGACTCGCGAAATACCCTGCCCCGGAACAGATCTGGGATGAATACCACCTTGATCAGGAGATCAACGACAGAGGCATCGCCCTGGATATGAAAGTTGTGAAGAATGCCATCGCTTTCGATGAACATTCCCGCGAAGAACTGACCGCTGCCATGCAGGATATCACAAATCTCGATAATCCCAATAGCGTACAGCAGATGAAGGAATGGCTCTCTGATAACGGAATCGAGACCGAATCGCTGGATAAGAAAGCCGTGAAAGAACTGATCAAAACAACTGATGAACAGGTCGTGCAGGATGCTCTTGTCCTTAGACAGCAGCTTGCGAAGTCATCCGTGAAGAAATACCAAGCGATGCAGAATGCGGTCTGTAAGGACGGAAGGGCTCACGGCATGTTTCAGTTCTACGGAGCCAACCGCTCCGGCAGATGGGCAGGCCGCCTGATACAACTGCAAAACCTTCCGCAGAACCACCTCCCTGATCTCGAACAGGCACGCACACTTGTCCGCATCGGTGATTATGAAATGATGGATCTTTTATATGACTCTGTACCGGCGGTCTTATCGGAACTGATCAGAACTGCTTTCGTACCGCGTGATGGCTATAAGTTCGTGGTCTCCGACTTCTCTGCTATCGAAGCCCGTGTCCTGGCTTACCTTGCCGGTGAGACCTGGCGCTCCAAGGTATTTGCAGAAGGCGGTGATATCTATTGTGCTTCAGCCAGTCAGATGTTCGACGTACCGGTTGAAAAACACGGCGTGAATGCCCATCTCAGGCAGAAGGGCAAAATCGCTGAATTGGCGTTAGGCTACGGCGGATCCGTCGGTGCCCTGAAATCAATGGGCGCTCTCGAAATGGGATTACCGGAAGAAGACCTGCAGCCGCTTGTGGATGCCTGGAGATCATCCAACCCGATGATCACACAGTTCTGGTGGGATGTTGACCGCGCTGTAAAAACTACCATCAAGCAGCGGATCCAGACGGGGGTTCGTGGTATCAGTTTCTTCTACAAGAGCGGTATGCTTTTTATTCAGCTCCCCTCTGGTCGCCGGCTTTCATACGTGAAGCCCCGAATCGGTGAGAACCAGTTTGGCGGCGAATCCGTTACCTATGAAGGTGTCGGATCCGCAAAGAAATGGGAACGCATCGAATCCTACGGTCCGAAGTTCGTAGAGAACATCGTCCAGGCAATCAGCCGCGACATTCTCTGCAACGCCATGAAAGCTCTCCGGCATTGTTTCATCGTCGGACATGTCCATGATGAGCTGATCATCGAATGCAGCCCAGACGTTGACCTGAAAGTCATCTGTGAGCAGATGGGAAGATCCCCGGAATGGATGCCGGACATCCTGCTCAGAGCAGACGGCTACGAGACCATGTTTTACAAAAAAGACTGACATCAAAATAGCGGCTCCCGGTTCATCGCCGGAGGCCGCTACTCAACTAATCAAAATAAACATTCATTACATATCCTGCAGGATAACAAGGCAGCAAATCTTCTATTGGCGGAAGATGATCTAATATGTGGTTCACATATCTATAGAATTCCTCCATATCAGACATGAACCCTTTAGCCGTGCCTATGTCTCTGTAATTGAAGGCATGTACCGCGTTTCGATAATGCTGAATCTTATCTACCCACACATATAACGGATCTTTGTCATCATCCCACAGTATTCCTTTACTAAAGTTCTTCAAGTCCTCAAATCTCATGTTATTAGGTTCGACAGTAATGGTTTTCCCTTTTTTCGTTTGCGTTAGAGGATTCTTCATATAGTCTTCATAGTACACGCAGTAAAAGAATTTAAGCCAGGATTCTACTAAAGCTCCCATATTTGTACGAGCTAATATCAATTCACCATCTGTCATAGTGAATCCTTTATCGATCCATATTTTCAATGTATCTGTAAGTTCAGACATCCATTTCAACATAGCATCATCAAGTTTATCAGCAACACTATCTGGTGCAATTCCTCTTGATTCCTTCCAAACTAATGCCA